GGTTGACTGGGATTATAGCAAGTATGATCTGAAAAGATCACCTGATGTGATGATCGCATCATTGAAATTAATGATTCGGATGGCAGAATTCATGGGTTATTCTCAAGAGGATTTGAAACTCATGGAAGTTCTTGCCGAAGAAATGCGAAACCCAATCGTGAATTGGAATGGGACCGTAATTTGGATGTACTTATGGTGTTCTGGTAACACTATGACAGTTTATGGCAATAGCCTTGAGAACTCGCTTCACCAGCGTGTCTCTTTTCATTGGAATGCGTCTAGAAAATGGTCGAAGGAAAAACTTGCTGCAATGCGAGAATTCCGATTCTACGAACACATCATTACTTATGGAGACGATGGATGCTCTGGTTCCAAGCCAGATGTCCGGGAGCTAACAGGTTTCTCCGCCAAATTTGACTACTTCAGTTCAATCAATATGAAGATCACTGACGCTAAGAAAAGCGGTAACCCAGCGGAAACCGTACCCAAGAATGAGGTTGATTTCCTCAAGCGAAGAAGTGTCTATCATGAAGCACTTGGACGAAGAGTCGGGGCTCTAGATAAAGAGTCCATCTGGAAAATGGGACACATGAGCTCAGGATCTGGAGAACTGGAGGACCTCGCCGTTGCAAGTATCCAGTCTATGTTGACTGAAGCTTTCTTACATGGCAAGGAATTCTATGAAGAGTTGCGCGAGAAACTCAAGAAGTGTGCAATGGATAACAATGTTATGACCGAACACTTGCACTACGACTATGAGTATAGAATAGCAAACTGGGAGTCTAAGTACTCCCAGTTTTGCTAACTCTTCAGCAACGTCCTGCCGGAGGACGTAATAAAAGCCGGGGCGAGTAACCTCTCGCTGCAGAAATTGCAAAGCAAAAGGCCGTTGTGTTGTTGGTTACCGATCGACATTTGAGCAATGTACTTTCAGGCTCTTCACGACGATGCTCAATGGTGCGCTTAGGCAAGCAAACCTGGAAAAGTATTTGTCTACTACTCAATCAAACAACACACACAAGCTCTTCAGCTATGGTACGGCTGCAGACGCCAATATTGGCACAGAAAATGTATCATTCAAAGACAACCAACCTGGACAGATGGATACCAGAGGAAGTGTTTTCGATCATACCCGTGATTTGGGTTTCATGAGCGATACACAACTATCTGATTTCTTCAAACGACCACTTAAGATATTCGAGACGAAATGGAGTGTGAACACACCCCTATTCGTAAGGTTGGATCCCTGGAGTCTATTTTGGGAAAATGCTCGAAATCTTGAGAAAATCAAGCACTACTATCTACTGAAATGCACCATGCATATCAAGATTCTGATTAATGGCAATGCTTTCTACTATGGAAGAGCAATAGCTGGTTATGAACCGCTTGCTCTTTATGACAACACATCACCCTCACAAGTGAGAGCACAGTCGTATGTTCAGCAGGATCTAGTAAGACTATCCCAAAGGATGCATGTATTTTTGAATCCGACGACAAGTGAAGGAGGTTCCTTAGAACTCCCGTTCTTCTTTCCTAGAAATGCTTTAGTAATTCCACGGAAAGAATGGGACGAAATGGGAAACCTTGTTATCATGAGTCTAAACAATTTGAAACATGCAAACGGAGGGACAGAGCCTTTGAACATTTCAGTGATGGCTTGGGCTGAGAACGTGTCGTACTCTATACCTTGCGGGAACGTCCCAGAAATGGGTAATGTTCCTGAGATGGATGAACATGAGGACGGTGTGATCTCAAGACCAGCCAGTGTAGTCGCAAATGTTGCTTCCAGACTCACGAATTTGCCTTGGATTGGCAGATTTGCAAGAGCGACAGAAATTGGAGCTGGAGCAACGTCTTCCATTGCAAAATTATTTGGATTTTCATCACCAATTGAATTGAACTATGGACCAATGGTCCCTTTGGTGCGTCCATCTCTTGCAACGGTTGACAACAAATATCCCGCACAAAAGTTGACAGTTGATAGCAAACAGGAGTTGACCTTGGATCCCGAGACAACGGGAGTCCAGGCTATGGAAGAGTTATCAATTAAATCTATTGCAGGGCGAGAAAGTTATCTTACAACATTTCAGTGGCAAGTGAACGATTCTCCTGACACATCACTATTTCAGTGTCGGGTAAATCCTGGTGTTCACAGAACTTATGGCACTTCAGAAGGACAAGAGATACATCTCCCTGCTTGTGCAGCTGCGGCCTTACCTTTTGATTTTTGGCGTGGAACTATGAGGTTTCGATTCAAATCGTTGCCTCTGAATACCACAAAGGAAGGCTGAGGATTGTTTACGATCCAGAGAGAGGATATCTGGATCCTGAGTTCAATACTCATTACACAACTATTCACGACATCGCGAGTGAGAAGGATTTCTCAGTAGATGTGGGTTGGGCACAAGCTGTGTCCTGGGAGGACACTCTGACCCCGGGGGATCAAGGGTTTGTCGGAAAAGGCCTAACACTATCTGTGGGAGACTCCAATGGTATCATTAGTGTACATGTTTTAAATGATTTGACGGTACCTGGAGCAGAAGTAGCTGATATCGAAATCAATGTATTTGTATCTATGTTAGACGATTTCGAAGTTGCTCAACCTTCCTCTAAAATGTCATACGTGAAGTTCAGACCAAACGTGTCTAACGTGCCAGAAATGCTGAATGTTCCAGAAATGAGCGAAGAAGGCAATGACATGGACTGTTGTGAAAATCCCGTGAACGATCCACCTACAATTGACAATATGGCAATGACCCAGATTTATGACCCTGATATGAACAAACTGTTCTTCGGCGAGATCATTGGGTCTTTTCGACAACTACTCAAACGTGATTATCTGAGTGAAATCACTGTGTTTGAGCAACAAGCAGAGCCAATTGCAATTGGAATGCGGAGGTCTTCTTTTCCCGCATTTGGAGGTAAATACACCTTCGCAACACCTGTTGCCGGGTCGATGGTGTTGACTTATCTTTCGAGCGGTCAGCATCTAGTTCCAGCAGCAACAACAGCGTTGAATTACGTATCCAGAATGTACTTAGGATGGCGTGGTTCGACAAGATGGACTGTTGACACTTCCTCTTTGCCTCTTGCAGGCAGTTCTGGAGGACGTTACAGTTCGATTTCATATCATATGAGCAGGTTGAATTTTAGCAATAATAACAACTCTAGCGCTCCCATTAGTGGAGCGACTCTGAATTCGACTCAAGTCGCATTTCTGAACAGAGA